GAATCCAAGCATGAGTTCAACTGGAGCTCATGTTCGCGCATGGACCTACTTCGCAGGAAAAGATATTTTCAATGCAGGTGCGACTGTTGGACTTAACTCTGCGAGACTTGGAGTAGGGACAGCAAATCTAGCTAAGAAATCTACTGCATTTCTGTGGAAGCGATTTCTCGATCATCCAGGAGCTGCGATGGCGGCAGGTGTCCCGATGTATGCAGGTTGGTCGTATTCCCAGTCTTTCACACCTCATGGCGGCCAGGATGTCTACAACTCTCCAACTTTGTCAGGAGATAGAGTCAATGTGGATTACTCACAACAGGCACAGATGGCAGCAAGTATGCAATTCTCTACCGTAGCCCCAATGGGCAGAGTTGGAACTGCACCTCAAATGGCAGATACTGTTCGTCAAGGATTCGAGAATAGTACAGTCAATCTAGTTCAGGGTTTGCACGCAGGGAGGCACTAATGGTTCAAGCAAGAGACGTAGGGAGTAACGGGCTACCTCGTGAGTTCATCAGCCCAGGAACAAGAGCAAGAGCCGGTAAACTGTACAATTCTGCTCGTGACTTCATGACCCAAGTCCCAGGAGATATCTTTGGCGCTGCATCGGCAGTAAGAAATACAGGAATGCATTTTGCTGAAACAAGATTAGGTAAGATTGCCCTTGCTGGTGGTGCTCAGTCACTTGGATTTACTTTTGGCTACCTTGAAGGAGATCCTAAACCAGCTTTCCATGGTGACCCTGGAAGAAGTTTCGGCTGGGCCGGACTCAAAGGGTACAAAATGGAGTACAACAGAGTCTTAAAGGAAGAGCTCTCGAAAACAGCGCAAGGAACCCATGTTCTTGGTAAAATGCCAATCGATGGAGGAGATGCGTTTGATTTACTCAATGCAGAAGCAGATGACATATTCACTCACACTGTCCAGCCTGTCGGAGCAAAAGCAGCAGCAGAAAAGGTAGCTTCCAAGAAGGCACTGAGATTCACCGCAGGTAAGATGTTTGGTTCTGCTATTGGTATGGCATTCTTTGCTTACGATGTTCATGCAGGATATAAGAAGGGCGGGCTAATGGGAGCAGCAGTGGGTGGTGCTGAGAATATTGCTACCTTCGCTGCATGGGAAGTCGGTACGGCGGTTCTAGGGGGGTCTCTGATGTGGGGAACTGCTGGTCTTGCTGCTGCTGGTGTAGCTGGTTACGCATTAGGCGAAACTGCTATCAGCAAAGAGAAACGATTACGCAATCTTGAATTCGCAACTGGAGACAGTGTCTTCTCTGCAGGAGCATTCACTTCTCGACAAAGAGCCATGATGGCATTGCAGAATACCCACTTGAATGGGAGAATGGCATTAGGCAATGAAGCTATGCTTATGCATAGTTCGTACTTCTAGGAGGAAGTTATGGGAGCTGGAAAATCTGTAGTCGTTGATCTTGCCGAAGGCGTAGCAGGCGCAGTAAAAAGAGATGCGTCTGGTGCAGCAAAGACGGCTGCAGAAGAAATTCTGTCAAGTGGTGAGAAATTATTCGGTTCTATCGGTAATGATATCGCAAAATCTCCATTGGCAACCAATATGGGCATTGGTGCTACTGCTGGTGCTGTCTGGGGAGCGGTTTCAGACGATGATTCCATACTTGGGTCTGCACTTGTAGGTGCAGGATTAGGCATTGCTGCTTCTGGACTTCGCACCGGAATCGAGGCTGGCTTCAAGTCAGAGAAGGAAGGGCTAGAAGCTCTCTGGGCAGGAGCAAAGACAGGTGCAGAAAAAGGTGGAGAATCATTCAGAACTCTTGGGAATGTGATCAATAACAGAACGGCTGAAGTGGGAGAAGCATTTGTAAAAGACCTCAAGGCTGGAATGGAAGGAGTCGTTGGTGAAGAAAGTGTGCATCCGTTTATAAGTCGGATGGAACAAATGAAAAAAACACTTGGAAATTTGAATTTGAAGCAAAGATTTACTGTTTATGATTCAGAATACGCAAAGCAGGCTAAAGCATTCGCAAATAGTAATCAAGTTGTGCGACTAAACAAGAGACAGGCTCAGGCCCTTAAATCAACAGGGAAAGAACATCTTGCTATGTCTTCAGAGCAATTTGCCCAACGTGCGTTCGGAACTTCAAAAGGACCATTTGCGATCACAGCAAGCAACCAAGCCACGCAAGGAGCAATATTTATTGATCCTAGAATGATGGAAGCAGTTGGATATGATGTAATGCACCCAATTAAGTCGAATATAAAGGCTCAAGTAAGAAGCATACCAAGAAGATTGGGAAATTTAAGCAATACTGCTTATTAAGAAATTTATAAATATACTGATCAGAAAGAAAGGTAGTTTATGCCTCTTAACCTCAAATCTTGCAATCAACAATGTAGACATTGCGTTCTTCGGTACAAAGCAAAGCATGACCTGAAGAAAGGAGACACTTTTGACATTTCTTGCAAAGGTGTTCCAAGTGAAGAGGTCCTTAACTCTATTGTTGATGAACTAGATTCGGAGGCGGCTACTGCAGCATTAAGTTTTGTCGATCCAGTAACATGGGCCGCCGCTAACCTTGATTGGCATTGCATAGATCCTGATGGAATGATCTGGAAGCGAAAGAATCCAAATGAATTTTTTGATTGGGTAGCTTTACATCCAGGAGAAAGTATTGAAGGTAATTCTCGTTACCATCGTCCATATCAAGCTGAATTACTGAGATGTACTTCTAAATACAAGATAGCGCGCATCGGCCGCCAGGCAGGTAAGACTGAGTCCCTTGTTATCGAAATTTTATTCAATATGTTCACCAAACCTGGATTGTCAGAGAATGATGGATTTCGTGTAATCCTTATTACACCGTTTCAGTCCCAAATCGAATTAATCTTTGGAAGAATTGAAGAACTTATTGATCAATCGTCTGTGCTTAAGAACAGCATTCAGCGATATGTTAAGTCTCCCAACTTTACGATGGAATTAAAGAATGGTTCTTCCATTAGTGGCTTCACTGCAGGTACTCGGTCTGGTGGAAATGCAGCGTCTGTTCGTGGACAGCATGGCCACATGCTAGCGTATGATGAAACGGATTATCTGGCTGCTGCCGATATTGATGCAACAATGAGTATCGTTACCAACTTTCCAAGCGCCAAAGTATGGATGAGTTCAACACCCACTGGTAGGCGTGAACGATTCTATGACACTTGTTTCGATCCTATGTGGAGAGATTTTCATTATCCAAGTCAAGTCAATCCATTGTGGGATTCCAATAAAGAAAAGATGTTCAAGGGTTTGCTTACTGAGGCAGGTTACGAACATGAGATTCTTGCAGAATTTGGCTCCAGAGAGGAAGGTGTCTTTCAAGCTGGATATGTCAAGACAGCCCAAGCTGATTACGAATATTCGGATATGCGCTTCAGGACAGATTGGACATATTCCATTGGCGTAGATTGGAATGGAATGGCCATAGGTACGACCATTCTTGTGCTTGGATTCAATCCTGCTCAGAACAAATTCAAAGTTGTGGACCGAGACATCGTAAGACGAGATGGTTGGACTCAATTGGCTGCTTGCAACCGGATTGCAGAAGTCAATCGCAAATGGCATCCTGAATCAATCTATGTAGATGCTGGTTATGGTCGTACTCAGGTAGAGATTCTTAATAAGTTCAGTTATGACGCTTCGCTAGATCCTGAGCGTGGAATCAATCACCCAGATGCAAAAATCAAGGATATCCTCCAAGCGTATGACTTCTCAAGTAAAGTAGAAGTTTTTGATCCATTCACTCATCAGAAGATAATGAAAGACTCTAAGCCTTTCTTGGTTGAAAGTGCTGTACGTAGATTTGAAAATGAAGATATTAAATTTCCTGCTAGTGACGAAGAACTGTTTCGTCAATTGGTTGGATACATTATCGACCATCTCACCACCGCAGGAAGGCCAGTATACAAAGCTGACCCCGAGCATGGAGATCATACACTTGACGCTCTCATGCTTGCCATTGTTGCGTTCACAATCGAGAAGGGAGCATTCTCTCGGCCAACGTATGTCTCCACAATGGGATTCACTGGGCATTTTGGAGAAAATCTACATTTGGAAAGTGTTGACCAGCTTGAGCTCATCAAACGTAGAGTGAAAGAAAAGAATGACAAATTGCCAAGTATGCAGCGTACTGATAACTTGAGTGGTGAAAATAGTTCTATACTCGAACCGTCCAAGCCTTTTGTTGCTCCAACCAACACTACGGCACTGTGGGCGTGGCCAGGCTTTATGCGTGACGAACCTGCTCCAGCTTCTTCCGTAAGAAGGTCTTTTAGGGTAAAGAAACCAACTAGAACAATGTTCTGAGGTAATTATGCTCCATGTCTATTCTAATCCTGTCCATGGCTCCCCTTTTTCTGATGATGGTTCTCTGAGTTATCCATTCTCAGTCTCGACTGAAGCACAGGAAGCAAATATCATTTTTCGTAAATTGTTTCTTCGGAATGATAATTCCGCTCATTCATATTCTGGAATTTCAATTCAACCAGTAGATGGTGGAGACAATATCGTTGACGGAAATGGCTATGGATGGAAACTTCAATCAGGAGATCCTGAGCCTCCTGATGGTTCTTGGGTGTTAATCCCAAATGGCAATAGCATTCCCATGTCCAATATCTCAGATACTACTACATATCTTCCCTTCTGGGTTCGCATTGAGGTACCAGAAGGCGAGTCTGTCAAATCGTTTCATAAGGTAACTCTTGAAGTCACATTTACAGAAAGTTAATTATGGCAAATGATAATGACATTCTGGAGTATCGTCCAGCTATCGTGTACGATGAACCTGATGCAAAGCCTGGAGATATCGACCCCTATATAGAAGAATCGAAGCATGATGCTCAGATTGCTTTACAGACCAAGGCCAAGTCTTTGGCCAAGTCGGTCAATACGCTTGCCACTGCGATACAGGCTCGGGTAGACCTGAAAGCTGCAGAAGCTGAAGTAAAATTAGACAAGAATACGGATGCTGCTGTAGTCGCTTCCGTGAAGCGAATGTTTGGTCATGATTCAATAGATCCAACAGTAATCACATACGAGCAATACAAATCCTGCAAAGAAAGGATGAGGAGCAAAGGAGAAGAGCTAGGACAGAGAACTGCCATCACCCCGGAATCGCTAAATGACATCCAGCAGAAGATTGAGTCAAATGGTGTGAGTCTTAGTGAGTTCACTGGACTCGGGAAAGCAGGCACCCCAGAAGCAAGAAATGGCGGACTTCGTCCAGAACTACAAAAGGAAGGTCAAATAATTGAACCTATTGATGTAGATCAACTTCAAGCCTACCTTGTTCGTATTTTTGTGAATGCGGTATGGGGTAAATTCCTCTTGCCTATATTTGAACAAGTTCCCGGAATGGAGGGAATATTGCCTGATCAATTGGCAGAGATTCCACCAGATGGATATTCTGCTCAGGAATTGGTCAACTTGGGTGTTCCTGTCATTGGGTATGAAAAATCAAAGGCAGACAAATGACATTCAAGCCATTAGAACTTCAAGATTGTCAGAATATTATTAAAGCCTTCGAACGCGGAATGGCTTACTCTACGGATGAGTCTGCGGTATTTGCATTAATGACCCCATTGCTCACCAACATGAGAGTCCAGTCATTCTCCCTTGAGTCTCAATTGACAGGTGCAGATGCTGTCACATTCAAAAATGGAACTTCAGGTGAGTCTGCAGATTTCGAGAATGACAAAACCAATATCCTGGATGACATTGAACACAATTTCGTACCCAACGACAAAAAAGATCAAAGCCTTGGTAACTCTTTTGAAGGTATCTTCAATAGTGAATGTATCCCTTGTGGAGATCGTATAAACCTGCTTGCAGAACTCACTCCCGCTAAGATGCAACATGGCCTGGAAGCCTTCCTTGAGCACCAAATTCAGATGATGCTCAACCAGCTTCAGCAACTAACTGAATTGCTCAAGTTCTTTCATGGCATGGAACAGTTTGATATGTGTGCATTTCTTAAATGGATCCAGGAATATGTGTGTATTCCTGATTTGCAGCGTATTCTTTCTGTGCTGATGGCCTTAATGAGTAAGAACTCCTTCGAGATTGGAAGTATCTTCGATCTCATCATTGGGCTGCTTGGAACACTTCTCACTCCATTCCTTTCAGGGTTTATTGATTTGTTGATGGGGTATGTAGCAATCATCACAGGCCCTCTTGACTGTGTAGTGAAGAGCCTTGAGGATGTAACCAGGAAATTAGATTTTACTGATTTCATGAATCAAGCTGACCAGAAAGTTGCAGAACTGCAGAATGGACAGTTTGCAGAAGTGCCGTTTATTAATTTTTCTGTTCCAGTCGGCCAGAGCAGCAAAACCAATGAAAGTGCCCCAGGGGCATCCAAGAAAACTGCAGAGATTGGTGCGAAACTATCCAATGCAAAGGTAGAACAAAGTAAGATATCAATAACTGAATCAGACAAGTTGGGCAAAATTGGAGATGAAATCAAAACCCTTCAATCACAATACATAGACTCGATCAAGCAAGATTCCATCTATGAGCTCAGCGAAGAAATGCACAAGTTGGCAGGAATTGGTGGTGAAGCTACAAGCATGTTGCGTAAGCTTGGAAGCTTTGTGACTGAAGGGAAAGACGAGGTTCGCAAGTTCCTCATGACATTACTTGAGGAGTTCATGAAACTTACCGGAGCGAACATGTCTGGCAACGTTAGCCTAATCGCTTCGTTGTTCGTAAAGATTGAACTTTCTCGTATGGTTGGGTTCATAGTTGCACTTATCGAAGTAATGTCTGGTGAAAAAGATTGTGACAAAAAAGATTTGTCCAATATCCAACAATATCTCCCTCCTGGGATAGGTTGGTCAACATGGACAGATGATGAAGGAAATATCCATTTTCGCGAGAATGAAAAGGATTTGGAACAAGCCAATCTGGCGATAATGGAGGCTGTAGGGGGTGATCTTGGTAGCACAGTAGAGTTGACTGGTGACCCAATCTTCGATCCTGCGATTGTCCACATTGTTGAAACAATCACGAAACAGGGGTATTTTGTTTATAACTGTCCGTTGAAAAAGCACTAATCAGGATCTTGAGGCACATATATGACATCTTCTATTCTTGACAAGAAACCCGAGATCAAAACTATCCCTATCCCCTCAATGTCTGTTGGGACGATTAAGCCTCATCAGACACCTGCTGTTCAGTACTATTCCAATCCGAACAAGAAAGGCCGAGGCGTCCTTGTTCCTGCAGAATATGACTTAGCTGATCCTCCCCGTATTGCAGATGTCGATAGCTACATCAACCAGAGCTTCATCAAGAAACTAGCCTTGATGTTCAAGGAAGGTTTGGACTTCATTGGCAAGAACCCCCAAGTTATCAAATATGTCAATGCGAGATTCGATCAGATATCACATGCTAGTGGGAAACCTATCATTTTGACAATGAGAGAAGTAGGCAATTCTCTCATCCAGAAATCAAATGCATTCCTAGTGAAGGTTAGAGATGTTCAATCTTCAGGCGGCAAGGTAAGAACTCTTCCTGGAACAAGCCGAGCACTGAAGCCGATTGCAGCTTACTTCTCTGCACCTGCAGAGACGATGTTTCCTGTAATCAAAGGAAATAGGACTGTATCATGGGAACAAAGGATTCACGGCAAGCCACCGAAGTCCTTCAAGGTAGAAGATGTTGTTCATATCTATTTCAATAAGAAAGATGGATTCATCTTCGGTACTCCAACTATCGTTCCTGTCATTGATGATGTAAGAGCTCTTCGCAAGATAGAAGAGAATATCGAATTGCTTATTTACCAATTTCTGTTTCCGCTGTTTCATTACATTGTCGGAACAGACAACATGCCCGCAGCGAAGGACGAACTTGGCCGAGATGAGATTGATGTAGTCAGGCAAGAAATTCAGTACATGCCGTCAGAAGGCGGTATCGTCACTTCTCACAGACATGAGATTAAGGCAATTGGTGCAGAAGGCCGCAGTCTCCATGCCGAGCAATATCTCAACCACTTCAAACATCGTGTATTCGCAGGAACAGGACTTTCCAGCGTTGACTTTGGAGATGGCAATACAACCAACAAATCAACTGCAGACAGTATGTCCAGGAATTTGATCGATAGTGTCAAGGACTTCCAGGATGTATTTGAGATATTCTTCAATTTCTACATCATCAGAGAGCTCTTACTCGAAGCATCGTTCGATTTTGATCCATTAGTTCCAGAGAATATCTGCACACTCCAGTTTCGCGAAATCGATCTTGAAATGCAGATCAGAAAAGAATCTCATGCTGCCGATCAGTTCCAGAAGAATACAGCTACATGGGATGAAACACGCAACCGAATGGGTCTCGAGCCTATTCGTATTCCTACACCTGAAGAAGTTGAGAATGGAACGGACACATTAGATCAGTTCCCGGAGTGGAATCGTACCAACTTCAAATTGTTTGATATGCCGAAAGTGTTGGCACAGTCTATTGATGAACCATGGTCTCCTGCGGCGAAGGCAGCAGCTAAAGATAATTCACTTGGGATCACAAAAGGAGATCTTAACGAAAGTGAAGCAACCACGAAAGAGATGCAGAAATCATCTGAGCCAGAGAAGCCTAAAGGGAAACCAAAAGAGAAGGGCAAAGAATCAGCAAAAGCTTCAGTTAAGAGCATGGATGCAGTCCTGGAAAGCGCATGGATTAGCCTTTCTGGAGATATGACTCAACGAATGTTAAACGGTGAAGGCTCTGTTACTAGCATGGAATGGATGGACAAATTAGTGAGATCAGCACTCGGCAATGCTTCTGCCGAGATAGTTTCATTGTCTATGTTGGAATTTAATTCAGGTTATTCGAATGTACTTTCTCCTGGTAATGTGAATTTTCCCATCCATGCGAGCACTGCAAGGTCAATCATTACTGATGCAGTTCAGGGTGATGTAAATAGGCTTGTCAGTGACACAGTTAAACGTATCGAAGCTGGGTTCACATACGATGCTCAACGTGATGCAGAGTTGGTAAATGTAGTATTTGACACTCTGCAGTACAGAACCAGATTCATAGAGGATTACAGAAAGCGTCAAGCATTTATGTCCGGGAAAGCCTATGGATTTGAAGATGCGGGATATCAGGAACTTACTACTGTAGCCCAGGACGATGCTTGTGAAGATTGTCAAGCACTTGCAGGAACTTCAATTCCTATTACCCTAGCAAGGGAAGGGAACATTCCCCCTCACCACCCAGGTTGCAAATGTGATTTGGTAGCGAAAGCCGAGGCATAGTCGATGAAAGACTTCATTCGTTTCACTGAGCGCGTCAATCTTGATGTCCAGGGAAAGATTAAAGATTTCGAAAGTGGAGTCATACCTCCTGCGCCTATCCAGTCCATCCAGTCAGGTAGTGGCAATGGCATCTATGCAAAAATCGCTGCCACCCATGCCGGAATCATCACTCTCAATAATGGTATGTATCTTCCCGATCGGATGAAAGATGGAGTTGGTACATTCACTCAGAACTATGGCAAACCTATGCTGGTTCATCATGACCAGGATCAGGATGCGATTGGCAGAGTGGTCGCCGCCCAGTACGTTGATACTTCAAATTCCATTCGTGACAAACTTTCCAAAGTTATGATTACCGATTCTATAGGTAAGGAAATTGGCCATCTGTCTGCAAATCATATCGCTGATTTCGTATCTGGAAATATGACATACGAGATGAAGTTCAATACAGCTATCGCACTTATGAGCGACAGTGT